TCATTATCAAAACAAATAATAATCTTTTCGTATTTCTCTAAGAACTCTATAGATTCTTTGATGTCTTTGACAGCACCCGCCGCACCATTCTTAAGGCTAACTACAGGCCACTTCGACCCTAGTAGTTCGTAAGCTGCCATAGCATCACACTCACCTTCAGTGATAGTTATATACTTACCACCATCCCTGAATATCTGCTGACCAAATAAGCCTGCATCTTTAGGTGAACCCATCCAACTAAATAGTTTATCTCCTACAGTTCTTATCTTGTACCCTGCTATCTCATTGACAGTATAGTAAGGATAAGAATGGGAAAGTGTATTACCTTGAAGGTCTTCAGTAGCCCTTACGCCATACTTCTTAGCTGTCTCTAATGAGATACCTCTATCTTTAAGCTGTATAAATGTACCGTTGGTAAGCGGCGCATTGATTTCAGTAGCCATATTATTTTTATATGTTTTCATATCAGTAACAGGGGCTAACTCATCTACTGATATATCATCACCTGATACTGCTCTGTCGTAGTTTGCTATCCTTTCTGCACAACTAAAGCAGTAAGCTGATCCGTCCTCATTTAAACCTACTGGATCTTTACCACCACACTTAGGACAAGGCAATCTTGTTTTAACAAAAGCCATATAGTTCTCCATAAAAAAGGGGGTTGTTACACCCCCAAGCATCACAGCTATTAACTAATCACCTGTCAAGGTATAGCAAAGATCATCATATAGTCTTGATCCTGCTGCATCTAATATAGTTATCTTCCTAACTAGCTCATCTTTTTCTAACTTACAAGCCAGTAAAGTATCATACTTGTTAGGTAAGTCATCACCTAATAAATCTATATTATGCTCTACACCTTCACGGTCTACAAATATCCTAGTGTTTTCCATCTCTTTAGAGTTCATCCTCTAGGCTCTCCTCAACATCAAACTCATCACCCGCTGATCCTGAGTAAGCTACAAGATCAATTACTTGCATTGCCATAAAGTCTAAACCTTTGTAAGTAGTACCCTGCCTCACTGTTTCCCATTCTTTGTACTGAACTTTAACAGTAGAACCATTACCTACTTGACAATCCATCTCATTCTTAGAGCGATCATAAAGCTTAGGGGCTTCTCGAATCATACCACGAGGGCCATCAACCTTACGCTTGATAACAATGGACGGCCCTTCAGCCATAGGCTTAACAGTAAAGCCACGAGTCTTAAAGTCTTCAGCAGTAGCTTCATCAACTACTAGGTTTACTGAATAGGTAGGTTCATACTTGGTGTTAGGGGTCTTTACAGAAGCCCAATAAGCTTGTCCTTGTAATACTGGCATAACATTTTCCTCTGGTTTTTACATGTTTAATATTGCTTTGTGTAAAACTATTATAATGACAGGTTAACACTCTGTCAAATACTTATTCATAGTTTCTTCTCCAAGTGTTTGGCTTTCTTTTTGCTCCTGATTCTAAAGCTTTATAGTATGCATCAGTAGCTGCTGAGTTCCAGTACATATCATAGAGTATTTTCTTTAGAGTCTTAACAGCTACTTTCTTGGTTGACCCTCCTCCAAACATAGGCTTTATCTTAGCCCACTTGTTTCCGATAGTTATAGTACAGGTTCTCCACCCTTCGAGGTAATAGTCAGTAGTAAAACTATCACCTCTTTTAGGGTCAAGCATTTCTTTTTTAAAATCTAAATGGGACTTCATGTTTTTCGCTCCCGTTAAAAAACTTAACAATCATAGCAGGCATTTCATCTTCTATCTTCTCTAAGGTACGAAGTCTCCATACCTGCTGACTCTCAGCCTCGTTGGTAGCCTCCTTAGCTACCTGACGTTCATAGAATATTAAAAACTTTTGAAATAAATGCGGAGGTTCTATGCTCCACAAAGCCCATAGATAACACCATTGATCTTCTACTTTATCGTAAAACTGTTTATGCTCTAGCATATCTACTCCTATGCTGCTAATTTAGTTAAGAATTTCTGTACTTTATCTGCTCGTCCCGCCCTGATAGATGCAATGTTAGGCTGTGCTGACTGCCTCCCTGCATTGGAGTGAGTAGACCAATCAGTAAGAGCATTATAAAATGCCCATTTGTTCTGACCTAGCTTACGTTGATACCTATGCCAAGCAAGAAACAGGTAGTTAAACGTAGAGTTACGCTGCATTTCATGTAAGCTGTGATAGATTTTATCTTTATCCATACCTGCTATATCCTTAATAAGCTGCGTAGCTTCATAGTTATCCATAGGAGTATGATGCCATTCATGCCACAGATGCTGCTCCTTCTCAAGTATTTTAACTGAGTTACCTACTATGCTAGCAGCATGTTGTATGTTTAACTTCCTGCTGTGCCTTGCTTTGTAGACCGTACTAGCGCCACTAGTAAATACTTGACCATTCATACAGGCTGACTGCCTTGCCCCAACTGATAGTATGAATGCAAAAGTACCATCATAGCTATTGACACCTAAGAAACTAAGGTGTGCTGTGTCACCATCAGGAGTAGTGATCTCATGCTTTGGAAGTACATGAGTTATATAACACTTAGCACCTGATGCATCAGTAACAATCTTCTCCTCAATGCCTTCTATATCTAGCCCACTTCGAGCGATAATTTGGCGTTGGTTGTCGATCATATCTTTGTGTTCAACTAACTGATAGTTAGCACCACAGTAACCTAGTACTGCGCCATTGTTTGGCCTGACAATTGCATACTTATCAGTCTTTACAGTTCTTTCTGAGCCATCAAAAGTTNNGNNATGCTTGTAATATAAAGGACGTTTATCTACTTCAAAGTCTGCTGTACCATAGTCTTTGGCGAACAAAGGGTTCAAGTGAGTTACTATACTATTCATTTCTTTTCTCCTGCAAACATAATTGATGGGTTAAATATAGCTTTGTAATGTTCTTTGTTTCTTACTTCATCTCGACCACTAACACCGTAACCTATACTCTTTATAGAGTTTCCTTTCCTTACATACTCCCTAATTTGATTAGCTATTTCTTCTCTTCTTTCATCGTTAGTCATGGTTAGCTCCTGTCATTTCATTAAGTTTATACTCCACCATGTCAATACCATAGCGTCCTAGTTTACTTGCATACTCAATCAAACCTTGCCACTCTTTCCTATTCTGATCGTAGTCAGTAATAACCCCATAGAAATCAAAGTTATCTAAGCGTTCTTGTAGTTCTAACTCAATGCTTTTAGCTTCTAAGTTTCTCATTCGTATTCCTCCTGATCTGCTAAATATTCAGCACGTTCTATTTCAATATCATTTTCTTCTTGCTCTTCCTGCCATCGGTCAAGGTCTACTATCACTGGATCTTTATCCATGATTCTTTTCCTCCCTTACTCCCATGCCTTCATCACCATCCTCGTCAATATAATTAACAAGAGTAATACTTCTGATAAATCCCGGCTCAGGATTTTCTATATCAAAGAAACCCATTTGTTCTAGCATTTGTAAAGCGTGTTGTTTTTTGTATTCTTTTGTTAGCATACTCGAACCTCTTCTCGGTTATAGAGAGACACATAGAAAGTTATATTAATTTNTAGTAACACTTGCTTCTGTTTCAATCCATACTTTAGCACCACAACTTAAGGGNTTNTCAGGACTGTAAATTATCTTACTATCTCCATGAACTATTACTTCATTACACTTTATGTTTTCTTTATAGGTCTTTACAGTCAGTACTGGTAGGTCAGCGCCCTTTGCATTAGCTCTAATGTTATGTTGATTAACGTGTATTCTAGTTTTCATTTTTTATTTCCTCGCAGTTATAGATATAACAATCAACTAATTCAGTGAGTAAAGGAGACGATGTTATCTCTTCATAGTTATCTCTAAAGTATTCACAAGCCTCCTCTTCGGAATCAAACCCTTCAATAGTATGATGGGTTGCATACTTTGTTATCTCTGTAATTTTAAAAGCTGCCATNTGTTTCACTCCTTAAAAGTACTAGCAAATAATTTAGTTAATCTATTATGTTTTCTTAATTCAAATCCTACTGACAATCTCACCATTGATGTTTCTGTTTTCATATATTCTATATAGTCCATACCTTCAACAGGTACACAGTCATAAGCTCTGTAAATACTACCAACAGGATCGTTAGTAGTATGCTTTATTCTATAAACTTCCATAGACTGTAAAGGTATATACTTATCATAGTCATACTCATCTTCTACATTCATTCTCTTAATGTAATGCATAGTGTTTCCTTACAGTATTGTGTTCTCTAATAGTTTAATTGAATGGAGGTCAGCAAAGAAGTTAAGACTTCCTAACTCGCTAGCCCTTTGTTCTCTGCTTGAACCCTTCCTAGTTAAAGAACCTATAGCATGGTCAGGGTCTAAAAACCTAAGGTCAGTATCATCGAAGCTAATGATAGGGCGTTGCTCACCACCAACTAACACTGTCTCAGGTATTTTAAACTCACCCTTACACTCCTTAGTATTAAAAGCTAAGGCTGTATTCAAGCGTAGTGCTAAAGCTTTCTTAGTATCTTTGATAGCTCTGATGCCGTTGAAGCTACCTGAATAAGTAAGATGATAGTTAGGTAAAGTATTTAAGAAACAGCGCTTTAGATTTTTCGAGTAGTCATAAAATTGTATATCAGGTAAGGCTTCAATTACTCGTGACCAATCTAGATCTGATGTACCATTGAGCCTAATTGCATACTTGTCAGTAGCATTCTTTTCTATCTCATTAATTAACTGTCGCTCAAAAGCTTTACGATCTTTCAGNAAAGCNATTGTCCTACGGTACATAGCTAACTGTCCGTTGATCATTCCAAGTCTNCCTGAATCTTCTAAGCATATATCTTCACAGCCTGACTTCTTAGCATGAGAGCATAGAGTTTTAATGCTTACTGATGAGGCAGGTTTTAGATATAAGATACCTGTTTTATAATCTAACTTCTCACCTTTAGCTGTCTTCGTTGAGCTGTTGAAACCTAGCAGTGGCAAACTCTTGTCCATGTAAGTTTGATGTTCTTTGTAAATCTTCTGAGCTTGTATTGTCATCATAATGTATAGCCTCACAGTGATAAACTTCGCCGTCTAGTATTAATGTTTTAGTTTTATCGCAAGTATCTTTTTGATTAATTTCAAACATAACAATTAACAATATAAATAAAGTAATAATAAAACCTGCTTTAATAAAAGCGTCTGTTGAATCCCGCATAACTTTTCTCCTTTAGTTTGCTAATAAGATATTTAAACTGCCAGTACTCATTACCTTTTACAGCAAGTAATGTTTTAATTTCATAACGATTTAACTTGTCAGCGAATGAGTAAAACTTTATTTGTTCTATATTATTATTAAGATAAGCTAACTCTTTGTCTTGATTCATAATTTTATCCTAGTGTAAGTTAGATGTATGATCTGTAAGATGCCATGTTTTATTTATGCTATCTACAAAATGCTCTTGGCTGAACCCGATCTCTTTACTTATCTCTATTAATAAAAACACCATAGCTGTTTGGATCAGCCGTAAGTCAGTGTCATCATCAAGTTCATCTAACATATCAGTAATTTTAAATAGTACTTCGTCGAACTCTTGCTTGGTTGGTTGCATCGTTGCTGCCTCGCCGTTTTAATAAAGCTTTATAGTCCTTTCAGTTCCTTAAAGGACTATAAAGGTTTAATATATATTATATTATATTATATCTTCGGTGCTTCTACATGAAACAAGAAGCCTAGTTTCTTAGCTATTGCTATAGTTTCATCAGCTAATGTTTTAGTACCTGCTAATTCCGAAAGGAGAATTGCAGTCTCATTAACAGGATAGATTCTTCTAACTCCGTAGACTTTTTCGATTCTTACTTTTGCATGATGTAATGTTTCAGTCATTTGTTTAATTCCTTTTTTAAGTTAAATATATAATGAACATGACCTGATCTGTAAGGCTTTGAAATGTATACAATATTATTTGAAATACTGTATTTGTATTTCCGTTTCCTCATACTGTAATCGTTCCTTGCTACTAAGACCCATCGAGGATCTAATAAATATCTAATTAATATTAGTGTCCCCATACTGCTACCTCTCAAAGATATAATAAGAGTGACCACCACTATTAGGTATTGAAATCATAACTGTATGCTCAAACTGTTTTAGTTTGTAAGGAGATGAAGCGCTGTAGTTCTGATGATAAGTAAGTTTCCAAAATGGATTGAGATAAAATTTAAACAAAGTAAGTATTGCTGTTAGTTTAATCATATGCTTAGCTCTCCTTGCATTGCATAACTTTTAAATCTTTCTATACTTTTAACTAAACTTCGTCTCATTTCAACGCATTTAATTACATTTTCTTTATCTTTATACCCTGATTGACCCTTAGCTGCATGGCTTAAACCTCTCATTAAGTTTTCAAGCTGTTCTATATCAAGAGTTTCTAAAGGTACTGAAGCAGCTAGGATTGCTTTACCTAACTGTCCTTTTGGATTTTTAGAAGTTTCAGGAAACTCAAATGTAAGTACTTCAACAAAAGCATGGATAACATCTATTATTAATTCTCTAAGCATTTTAGTTCTCCAAAGCCCCCGAAGGGGCTATATTAATTTAGTCTATTCGTGAGGCGGCAGTAGCCTTGATACCATTTAAGTTTAATACTCTAGCAAATGTCCTAGCCCATTCCTCATTCCTTGTAAGGGATTGAGTGTTAGCCCTACTCCAAACTGTGTAACCACCATAATAACTGTCGGTGCTACCAATCTTAGAGTCTTTAAGAAGCTGTACAAACTTACCTCTAGCAGGTTTGATGTTAACCCAAGCATATCCACAGACCCCATCGTTAACTGTATAACTGGTAGTACCATCAGTTAAATACATTGGAGTACAGGTTGCTTCAAGGGCAGCAGCATCAGCATCAACAAGAGCTTCAGTTAAAATTTCTAATTCTTTAGTCATGGTAATTTCCTTTTCGGTTAGGTTGGTCGGTCGGTCTTCGGCGGTCTTTTAGATCTTTATAGACCTTTCACTATGTTCAAGGTCTATTAAGATCTTTTAATTATTTAGTTTTCAAATAAGATAACTTCCTGCTCTTCACCTGTTTTAAGTTTAAAAGTAAGTTTAGTCCTGCTGTATGCCCCATGATTATGGACAGTATGAACTATAGAATTCTTTTCAATCTGAAAGATCTTTACAGCTGATACTTTAGATTCGGTGTCAGCTGTAGAATTATCTAGCCATATAGTTTTACTGTCTTTTTTAATTTTAAAATTTAACATAATAAACTCCTTGGGAAAGCCCCCGAAGGGGCTATTTAATTATTAACCTTTAACTGCGAGGAGGATTGCAGCAAGGCCTGACTCAATGGATTCTATCTTTTCCATCATGATAACTCCGTTCTGCTCAACGAAAGTCATTCGAGCCTCCATGCCATCATCTGTCTTAACTGATTTCTTGGGGGCGGGTTTAGTTTTAACTGGCTTGGCAATTTTAGTTTTAACTGCCTCGGCGTTGAGCTTAGCAGCAAACCTTGAGTGTATCTGCTTAGGGGCAGTCTTTGTTTTAACTGCCTTAGGCTTGGGGGCAGTCTTAGTTTTAACTGGCTTGGGAGTGTCTGTCTTCATGTTAGCAGTTATAAACTCAGGGACACTTTCGAGTCCAAACAAGTGCTGTACTTGACCATGAGTCACCCCTTCAGGGTGTGTCTTCATCATTATAGCGTAAACTCTGCTGCTCACCATTTTCCAATTCTTCTTGCGGTCAAGCTTGTTTGCATCTATGTATAAGCCAGTAAACTTGCTTGATACTGCCCAAATTTGCTTTGAAGTTGCTGTTTGGCTTGCAGGGATGTTTGAGTATGTAGTCATGTTATGTACCTTGTGTTGTGATGGATTTTTGATGCCGCCGTTTTGACGACGATTCCATTAAAGGCATGGCATCGATTTTCGGTCAAGGTCTTTCCCTGAGCATTATGCGGTTGTGAAAGAGCGTATGTACAAGCCTGACTAACCGAACCGGAAACCATTGGTCAACTCGTTTCCCTGCGCATTATGCGGTTGTGAAACACCGCGTCTAACAATTCTGAGCAGAGAGGTCAAGCCGTTTCCCTGCGCATTATGCGGTTGTGAAACAACGCGAGTAGAACATTCGGCTAAGGAGGTCAAGTCGTTTCCCTGCGCATTATGCGGTTGTGAAACACTGGGCGCGTCAGGCGTGGAGCAGTCGGCTTCTGTTGTCAATCGCTTTCCCTGAGCATTATGCGGTTGTGAAAGGGCGCATACATGAGGATTTTTGGCGGGATTTGCAGCAGGAGTTTAATTTAGTCTAACAAGACTAAATACTGGGGAGAATTATAAAGTCTTTTGGGACTTTATGTTAAGGTGATTAACTCCATAAGCTTATGAATTTTAAGACTTCCTAGACTCTAGAATTTATTCTAGAGACTCTAAAATCTCTTGAGTCTAGTTGTAAACTAGACAGGTCTTCTCCAAATCCTACAAAGACTATAAAGTAGTATAGTCTTTAAAGGTCTTCAGAGTTCTTATCGGAGATAAGGCTAGGGAGTCTTACTAGTTCCTAAGTCTCTAGAGACTTAGAGGGCGGGGCAGGTGACCACCCCACCCCCCCTAGTATATATACTAAATCATATACATTTTGGGAGGTTTTGGAGTGTTAAGCAGTTAGGGCGGGAACTCTAAAGACTGTTAAGTACTTTGGGCGGGTACTTTAAAGACTTAAAAGGAATGGGGGGATCTATAAAGACCTAATACAATCTATAAAGGAGATACTCCTTTCACTGTATATCTATATGTGACCCGGTGGGCTACAAAGATATTATACAGTCGAAACTCCATTTTGTCAAGTATTAATTAGTTTCAAATATAACTTGACAAATTGTTAATTAGACTGTATAATACCTAACATGAATAACAAAGAACTAACAGTTAAACAACAAAGCTTTTTAGATGCACTAGTAGAAACTGGAGGTGATCCTAAGAAAGCTGCGGAACTGGCAGGGTACGCTAATAACAGTCATTGGCAAGTTGTCAAATCTCTCAAACATGAAATAATCGATTTAGCCTCTAACATATTAGCTCAATCCGCACCGCAAGCTGCAATGAAGCTAGTGGAAGTGATGCACTCAGATGTACCTATCCCCCAAGCTAATCTCAGACTACAAGCTGCTCAAACGATCCTAGACCGAACAGGACTAGGAAAACAAGAAAAACTAGATGTTAATGCAAATGTAAGCGCAGGGTTATTTATTATTCCCGCTAAGGCTACATATGAAGCGAACCAGTAGCACGATCCCTTTTGGATTTAAACTCTCCAAAGACCCCAAGTACCTAGAAGCTGTACCCGAAGAGCTAGAAGAGTTAGAACATATAAAGACTCTTGTTAAAACTAAAAGCTTATCCTTAAGAGATGCAGCAGATTGGCTTTATCATTCTACAGGCCGTCCTATCAGCCACGTTGGTTTAAAGAAGATAATAGACAAAGATGACAGATTGGGAAGAGAATCCAGATAGTTACTTAAAAGACGATAAAGGCGAGTTCATTCTAAAGAAGGATGGAACGCCTAAAAAAGTAACTGGTAGGCCAAAGGGATCTAAGAGTAGGAGTTACAGCTTCCACTCAGAGACTAAGGCTAAAATGGCTGCTAAAAGAGCAGTCAGAGAAAAGCAGAAGAAAACAGACAAGCTAAAGTCTCAACTAGCTTCAGAGCGTATTAAGGTTAAAGCATCTAAAGAAACCTTAGCAAAGCTAGACAAAGACAATACAAGCAAGTTAATAACAGAAGATATACTAGATTTAGTACCGAAGTCTCTCCGTAAAGAAGCTAATGACAACATTATCTTCAAGCCTAATGCAGGCCCACAGACAGACTTCTTAGCAGCCCCTGAAACAGACGTTCTGTACGGGGGAGCAGCAGGGGGCGGTAAGTCCTATGCTATGCTCATAGATCCCCTCAGATACGCTCATAGGGCGGCTCACAGGGGTTTAATCATACGAAGGTCAATGCCTGAGCTTCGAGAGATTATAGACAAGAGTAGGGAGCTGTACCCTAAAGCATTTCCGGGGTGTAAGTATAAAGAAGTAGAAAAGCTCTGGAACTTCCCAAGTGGGGCTAAAATAGAGTTTGGGTTCTTGGAACGAGATGCAGATGTCTACCGTTACCAAGGTCAAGCATATTCTTGGATAGGCTTTGACGAGATTACACATCTCCCCACTGAGTTTGCTTGGAACTACTTAGCGTCACGGCTGCGTACAACAGATTCTGAAATAGAAACATACATGCGTTGTACAGCTAACCCCGGTGGTACAGGGGCGCATTGGGTAAAGAAGCGTTATATAGACCCTAACCCTTCTAATGAACCTTTTATAGGTCATGATGGTCTAACAAGAAAATTTATACCTGCTCGTCTCGATGACAACCCATATCTTTCTGAGGATGGTCGTTACGAACAGATGCTCAAAGCTCTACCAGATGTCCAAAGAAGACAGCTTCTTGAAGGCAACTGGGATGTAGCGGAGGGAGCAGCCTTTACAGAGTTTGATCCATTGGTACATACCATCGTACCTTTTGAGATCCCAATTGGCTGGGAGAGAATAAAGGGGATAGACTACGGCTATGCTTCTGAAAGTGCTTGTATCTGGGGTTGTGTTGACCCTACAGACGGCACATTAATTATATATAGAGAGCTGTATAAGAAAGGTCTTACAGGTGAAGATCTTGGTTACATGATAACTGAGATGGAAGCACTAGACCCTTATGCAGTTTCTGGCGTACTAGATGGGGCTGCGTGGGCTAAGACAGGCGCAACAGGCCCAACAGTAGGCGAAGCACTCCTTAAGATGGGACATAAGCTTCGTCGAGCTGATAAGTCTAGAATCCCCGGAAAGATACAGATTCACGAATACTTAAAGTTGCAGCAAAGCGGTAGGCCCAAATTGCAAATTTTCAATAGTTGCCCGAACCTGATACGCGAACTTCAAAGTATTCCTTTAGATAAGTCGAACCCTGAAGATGTTGATACTCATGCTTCAGACCACGCATACGATGCGTTAAGATATTTAATTATGTCTAGACCTCGTATTAACGACCCGTTGGCTCGTATTAGGCAGATGCACATGGAACAAGCCTATACACCAATAGATTCAGAGTTCGGTTACTAACCACAGGGACAGATTATGCACGAGGAAGATAAAAAGCTTGGGGCTGATAGCATCTACTTTAGTGAAGTAGAAGGCGAAGACGGTCTTGAGCTAAGCCTAGAAGAGTCCTTAAACAATAAGTTTGTAGGACTTGTTAGCGACAGATATGCGTCTGCTAAACAGGCTCGTGACTATGATGAGTCCCGATGGATAAATGCTTACCACAACTATCGTGGCCTGTACCCTAAACAAGTTAAGTTTCGTGAAAGTGAAAAGTCTCGTGTGTTTGTTAAAGTTACAAAGACTAAAGTTCTCGCTGCCTTTGGTCAGTTAGTAGATGTAGTCTTTGGATCTAACAAGCTCCCTATAGGTATATCAGAATCTAAAATACCTGAAGGTATTGCAGAGTATGCACACTTAGATACTTCAGTTCCGCTGCCCGGAATTGAAACAACCTCTTCAGCTCCTGAGCCTGCGAAACAGCGTGGCCGCTATGATGTAGGATACGCAGGTGACAATGTCTTAAATGCAGGAGCTACCTATCAAGACAAAGGGCAGTTTGAAGATATGGATGTTGCGCTTAAGGATAACCTTAAGGACGGCCCAACTATACAGCCCGGAGTCTACCAAACTAAACCTGCCCAAGAA